GTGCTCTTCCGATCTGAAATAAAAGTTTTGATTAATGATAATAGTAAATTCTATGACATTAATGGAAAAATTATTAATAGTATTAAAAATGGAGGTAAAATTATATGTTCATTAGAATGTTTTAATGGAACAATGAATTTAATTGAATTATTATATATTAAATAATCTCGTTTTTAAATTTTAATTAAAATGTTTTTTTTAATTAAAATGGAGTATAGAGATGGTATTAAAATATATGATCCAAATAAAACATCTAAAAATATTCTATTTTCTAGAATTATGCATAATTCTGAAGAAATCAGTATACAGCTTCCCAAAAATAAAATAATTTTAAATAAAGAGAAAAATAGAAGTCAGTTGATATTACCAGATGATATATTAAATTTAATTAATGATTTAGACAATACTATAATAGAAATTACATCTGAGAATAGCGAAAAATGGTTTAATAAAAAATTAAACGTATCAGAATGTAAAAGTATATATAAAAATAACATAAAAGATAACACTTTATGTTGTTTTTTTGATGAAACTACTGTTTTTTATAAATCTAAAAAAGAAATGTTTAATATTGAAGATATTCAAGAAGAAATCTATGGAATTGCGTTGATAAAATGCGACGTAATAGTATTTGCTAAATCTTATTTTTATACACGTTGGGTAATAAGTCAAATTAAAATTAAAGAAACTAAAGAGACTGAAGAAACTGAAGAACTTCTTTTTACTGAATATAGTATTATAGATTTACCAGAACACGAAATAGACGAAAAATACATTAAAAAACTAGAAGAAATTACTTTATTTTAGTATTTAAAGGTTAAAATAATAAATAATTGTTATGGATAAAATAATAGAATGTATAAAAACAGTAGAGAGTTTATTGGGTAATTGTTACAAAGAAAATATATATCAAAGTGCGTTATGTGTAGAATTAAATTTGAATGGATTTATAATACAATCTGAAGTAATTGTACCTATAATGTATAAAGGGCACAATGTCGGATATGAAAGAGCAGATATTGTAGTTTACTCTGGAAATGCACCCGGTACAATTATCTGTATTCTAGAGTTAAAATCTCAAAATACTAGGCTTTCTTCAAAAGAGATAAATCAATTGAAAAAATACATTACCAATTTACAATCTGAAGTGGGACTTTTAGTTAATTTTTATGAAACAATGGAAATTATTAAAGTTCATCAATATTCTCATTCTAAAATTTGTTGATTCTAAAATTTATTAAATTTAAAACTACTCTCGTGACAAGACTGTTTTACAAATTTAGCGCTAAATTTTAGAGCATTTTCTAGCGGAACTAACTTTACTTCAAGTATTCTAGAAGTATCCGCTGAACGCGATCTTCTATTAGATAACAATTTATTGTGATAAGAGTGTAATTTTTTAAGATTCATCCCATTTACCAATTTTATCCAAGATTCAACTGGATCGCGAGTGTTTTTAATATCTGGAAAAGTTTCTCTAAAATTTAATAACTGCTCATTCTTTTTAGTATCATTAAGTCTAAATTCGTGTGTAATTTTCATTAAGTCTTCTAGTTTGTCTATTTCATTGTCAGTTAAAGTCTTTAAAACTTTTATTATATAAGCTCCTTCTAAAGTAAAAACTATATGTACTAAATTTCCAGAAGTTGCAAATTCCATAACTTTTCCTATATCTTCGCCAGATGGCCATCCATATTTTGTATTCTCATCTATATAACATTGTTTAGGATGAGTATGAAAATTAATTATACCATTGGGAGTTTTTACACTTTGAGCTTTTCCATTTACTTTATGTATTTTCATTGATTCTTTATCGCAAATTCCTTCTCTACAATTTGTATCTTTAAATAAAATTGAACCTCCTATTTCTATTTTATCAGTGTATAAAGAACGTCTAATATCCTCTATAAAATTTTCATTTATTATCCATTCGACATTTTTATTATATACTTTACATTTCATTTATTATTAATTTTATGTTTTTTTTTAAAATTAATAATAATAGATAAAACTAATATGTCAGAAAACTTAAATGTAAATGTTCTGGTAGAAGCAAAAAAAGAATATACTACGCAATTAATAAAAGCCATACAGTTTGATGTTTATGAAATTTTATTAGACATTTATGATGATTCTCAAAAAAATAATGGAAGAAGAAGCGTTTCTTATTCTAATTTTCAAAAAGAATTAAAAGAAGTACCAAACTGGGCATCTTTTAAACTCGAAAGTAAAATCAGTAATTTAACAAAACAACATCCATATTTAATGGATCTTATAACAGCTATATTTGTTAGCCATGTTAAAATATTGTCGTGCGTAAGACTAAAGTCAGATAATAAATCTATCAAAATAAAGGTTCCAAGTCTGAATACTTTTTTACATAAATTAATTATAAAATGCTGTGAAACTATATATTATAAACCATCGATGATACATGATGATAAAAACAGAATTATAGAAATAATACAGAATTCAGCTGAAGATACAATTACAAATCAAATTCCAATAGAATATATTCTTAATGAATATTTATCTGGGGCTTTCAGCTGCGATGATAATTCTTTTGATATAGAGAATAAAAAAGAAGAAGAAAAAGAAGAATCCGAAGAGTCCGAAGAATCGGACTTTGAAGAAAATGAATCTTTACCAGATTCTGAACAAACAGATGATCTTAAAAATATTCCTATTGTACCAATTAAACAACCAGTGCCAGCGTTTAATTTTGGTCCACCACAAGTTCCGCAGCCAGTAAATCCCACCCCAGTGTTTAATTTTGGTCCACCACAGACTCCTCCAGTAAATTCCTGGCCTAATTTACAAAGTACAGAACCTAAAGTAGAAAGTGTAGAAAAACCAGGGAATAAATCTTCGAAAAATAGTATTAAAGCAACTGAAATAGAAGATTCTGACGAATCGGATTATTCTGATGATTCTGAAGAATAATACTTATTTTTTTTTAATTGTATAAAATAGAATGGATACTATTCGTAAATTTAGAATTTTGTTTGATCCTATTTCTTTTAATTTCAGCGGAAAAGGTATAGCATTGTTTGATCTTATTTTAACTTTTGTTGTTGCATATTTAATTGAACCATATATTTTATCTAAAATTAAAATTTCTAAATTAGCTTATTATCTTTCTTTAATACCGCTAGGAATAATTATACACTTATTTACTACTAGTGAAAGTACATTTTTAAATGGTAAACTATTTAATAATGAATTTAATATTTACAAAATATTAATTATAATTAATGTAATTGCGTTAATTATAGAACTTGTCAGGGGTTTAATTTAAGTGTTTATTTATAAAATAATCTAATATTTATAAAAGAGTATATGAATTCTTTAAAAGAAGTTATCGGCCTTCAAAAAACTCAGCAGAATAGACAAAAAGATGTTAAAAAAGAAATTTTGAATAGGTTGACTAATAGACTTTTATTTTTTGCAAAGAATAATGAATTTAAATTTATATATACAGTTCCTCCTATGATGTTTGGCTTTGTTCATTATAATGTTAAAGATGTAATACAATATCTATTTTTACATCTTAAAAAAGAAGGATTTCATGTTGTTATTATTGGAAATGATAAATTATTTATATCATGGGATATAAAAGATAAAACAGAAGATATTAAAAAACCCGATAATGATAGAAATAATAAATTTATTAATATAAGACCATTATTAAATTTTAATAAATAATATGGGGTGTATGACTAGTTGTTTCTTTTGTTTGAATATTAAAGAAGAAGATAACGAAGAATACATAGAAAATACTGAAATCTTTTTAAATAATTATTATTTAAATTATTATTTATCGAATAGATTTAACAATTTAGATTAATTTAATATTAAATGATAATACTTTCTTTTGATATAGGGATTAAAAATTTAGCTTACTGTTTAATAGATTCAGAAGATGAGACTATACTAGACTGGGATGTATTAGATTGTAGTGGACCCAATGAAGTATTAAGAGTAATAGAAGAGTTAGATTCTCTTAATTATCTTTGTGAAGCAGATATAATATTACTAGAAAAACAACCATCTTTTAATCCAAAGATGAGAAATATATCTACTGCCATATATGTCTATTTTATTTTAAGAATAAATCATGAACAAAATAGAAATTGTAAAATAATTTTTTACTCTGCTAAACATAAACTTAAATGTTCAAATATTCAGATTGAACATAAGACTAAGTCTAAATATCGGCAGAATAAAAATTTGGCAGTAGTTCATACTAGAAATTTAATAAAAACACATCAAAGATTTTTTGAGTCTAGTAAGAAAAAAGATGATCTAGCAGATTGTTTTCTTCAAGGTCTTTCTTATATACGTTTTTTTATGAATTCATATGTACAAAAGACGCTTGTATAATATGGAATACTTCTTAAAATGTAAATGTTTAGACCTTTATAAAAACAACTTAATTTCATACCTTTTAAATTTTCGGAATTTCTAATTTTTGATCTTATTGTGTCAAGTGGATAAAAAATACACGCGGATAATGTTTTTGAAAAAGCAGAAATTAAAAAAATATTAAAAGTTGTATTTTCATATTTACTTTTTAAATATTCGTAAATGGGTATTTGAACCGTAAAACTCAAATTAATTGCATATGTTGCAAATATACCCTTATAATAATTTTTAAATGGTGTGTTCCAGTCATGGTGTAAATTTAAATGTTCTTTCTGTCTTAAAAACCACAATGGAGTTGTAATTGTACTTGCTGAACAACATGCGATATATGCAGAAATACTTGAATCTAAGTTAAGTGTTTTTAATTTTTTATAAAAAGGGAAATAAATTACCCAAAAAGATGGAATTGCTAAAATACCATAATTAACTCCTTTTATAAATA